AAATTGTTCTTTTAGAACATCTAACATACCTTTCTTATCACCTTCTTCTTTTCCGTCACCTTCTAAACCTTTTAAAGGATCTTCTCTAGCATCCGCTTCTTCGAGATCAAGTGACTTTTTAGCAAAGGTTACTAGATTAACTAAACTCTTATCAATACCTGCAAAGAACTCCGACATTTGTTGTATAGGTGATGTAACCTCTATCTTGCCTATTACTTTGTCACCTTGACCTGCTGTCACAGGAACCATTGCTGTTCCTTGAGAGTCAAATGAGTATGATACTGATGGTAATGTTAATGCTCCTAATGCCATATTATCCTATTTGATTATTCTTTGTTGATTTTACTACTTTTTCGTTTCTACTTACTGTTTCAACGCCTTTGCCTGTCGAGTTTACATACAAACCAAACCATGCTGCCCCAGCACCCACTACAACAGATACAAGACCTGCCTGTGCATTGTTGGGTTCAGGTAGTGACATAAACCAATTTGCTACATTATAGAACATATAGATGTAGACCGATATGAATACTCTAGGGAATATTCTTAACTTATCAAACCAATATGGGAACATCTCCCAAAAACTTATCTTGCCATCGTTATTAAAGTCCATGTTATTTTCCTTGTTGTTGTCTTCTTTGTTCTTTTTCGTTTTCTTCCTTAATATATGTGATTAACATATCTACATATATTTCCCTTTCCCAAGGTAGCATATTCTCTAAATCAGCGAGAGTATATTTATGATGTTGCATTAGAGAGAAATTAGTACTATAATAATTCTCTAAACTATCATGTGAAAGGGCTACCCGAAAAAATCGTTTAGTCCAGTTAGTGTCACCTTACTCTCTTTTTTAGTCTTCGGATTCTTTATTGTAATCTCATGCTTCAATTTAGGCATTGTTTCAAAAAACTTTTGTACATCCTTAAATTGTTTAGTATTTAATTGTTCAATAAACTCCGTTAACTCTTTTTTAGTCTGATCTTTAGGATCATAAGTCTTCTCACCTTTTTTCTCATAAATTTGTAGAATACAAGTACTTATAACATCTAGCATATTGCTAGGATTAATATCTCTAATACCTGTTTCACTAAAAGAATCAATAGTAGGATACTTCATAATCATACCCATATCATTACCTAGATCAATCTTATTAGTATGGTTATCGCCTACTTGAACTTTAACCTCATTTAAGTCTAATTCTACATCAGCATAAGTCTTTTTATCATCTGGGCATAGTAGTTTCAGTTTAGAAACTTCGCCAACAGACTTTGATCTTATCTGTAAGAATATATATTCAACATCAAACATAGGCATATCGTCTATTTTAACTTTGTTGAAAGTACATTCTAATACAATATCCTTAACGGCCTGAGTAATGTCAGCACTTGACTTACTTTCCATTGCCATCATTAATATTTTTTCTTCTTTAACCAAGAACGGACGAAACTTTATTTTCTCGTCTGTTGATGGTATTTCCAACTCATATGTTGGAGTTGTCAGTTTAGGTAGCGCCATAATTTATCCTCCTTTATTATATAAAATTATGTAAATGGTGGGAAAACTTTCCCCTTAAATATTCTTCCTATCGGGTTCAATACTGTTCGCCCTTGTTGAAATATGTCTTTTCCTGCTCTTTGTAGAGAAGGAGGTAGTTTACCAAATAGTCCTGGTGTTCTTGCCTTAACGTTAGCTGCTGTCTGCATTGCATGACCAAACTCTAGTCCTCTTGCACTTTCTTGACCCATATTAAACCATTGTTTGTATGAGAACTCAATAGTTATCTTGTTAGCAGCATTAGTAGAAGAATAACTATAATCTAGTGTACCTATTTTTTCAGGATATACATCAACTGCTTCAATAGCATAAGTCGGCATATCTCTATCTTGTTCACTATCTGCACCTAATTGGTATATATGCATTTTACCAATGTAATTGTTATAATAGTTTGCCTTATGTGATATTGTATTTACTGCAAGTTTTTGCCATTGTTCAAAGAATTGTCTTTCTCTCAAATATTTATCTGCATAAAAAGTAGCAACTATATTACCAGCAAATTGATGACCTGTAACCATATTTCTAGTAGGTTCTGATCCATACTGTATCTCTTGTGTTGTTAAATCTACACCAGGCATTGTGACTGAATCACAATGTATATTAAGTTGTCTACCAATAGTTTGATTTAGTGAATTCATTACACCACCATCAACTAATCCTGCAACTTGACCAGTGCCATTGTACATTTCATTATCATAAGTCACACCGTCTGCATTTGTAGTTTCATTTTGATTAGCAATTAATTGATGTAAATTACTAGGTGGAAATATTCTTACTGCAAATCTTGAAGGTCTTGAATAACCCTCTGCTGAAGCCATCGCTGCTCTGAAACGACCAATAGTGTTTTCAGGATTAGCTTGCATTTTAAATCTAGGATCTCTATCTGTTTTATGATAAGCACTAGACTTAAAGTCACCTCTTGATATACCACCTCGTATGTCAAAAGGACCTATTCTTTTACCTGCTCTAAAAATTGCCATTAGTACGGACTTCCTTTTTTAAATCTAGCAACAGGTAGAAATATTGCAATCGCCATTTCATCTGCTGTAATGTTCAAAAATGATGTTCTTACATGATTGAACAAATAATGTTTTGCTGTCGTCTTCATAAATGTATTGTTTCGCCAGCTGATATTGTATCTTGTTTTTTTATCAAATCTTTTATCACTAGCCTCGTTTGCTAAACTTCTCAAAAACGCTACTCTTGCACCAGGTTTTAAGTAGTGAAAGTTTAGTCCTATAAAACCACCTTTTGCTGGTTCTAAAGGTAATATCAAAGGAAAGGTATCATAGTAAGGTAGTCTATCTTTGTGTTTAGGGTCATAACCAAAAAGATTCATAACACCATACTTCGGTCTTAAAGTTGCCTTACCTTTTCTAATTAAACTTCTTGCACCAGGTGTTGTCATATCTGCTACTTTTTTTCTGTACCAGTCGTATGATTTAGGACCTGTTGTAGTGTCTAATATCTTATCGAATACCGTTGCCATACTACTATTTATATCATTTAATTGAGTATATCTTAACCTTATTTGTTTTACCCTTTACGGTTACACTACCTAATTTATACATTCTTTTATGTAATTCTTCTGCATTTTTATATGTGTCTTCGCCTATCACAATCGTTGTATTGAAGTCCTTACTTTGACCTTCTAATCTACTTGCTAGATTTACTGCGTCACCTAATACAGAATAGTCAAATCTTTGTTCACTTCCCATATTACCTACAACGGCTGTACCACTATTGATACCAATACCTATGTTGAAACCTAAATCTAACTTCTTCATTCTTTCTCTCATATCTTTGGCAACAAGTATTGCTTTCTTTTGATGATCAGCACAATCTAACGGTGCGTTCCAAAATGCCATAATACAGTCGCCCATATATTTGTCTATCGTGCCACCTGATTTCAATATTATATCTGTCATGGGTGTTAAAAATGAATTGATAAGTTTTGTTAAGCCTTGTGGGTCTGATTTATATTTTTCTGAAATAGGTGTAAATCCTCTTATGTCACAAAATAGAAAAGTCAACTCTCTAGTTTCACCACCTAGTTTCAATAGACTAGGATTGTCTTGCAACTTCTTGACCATATCAGGTGATAGATAATGCTCAAACTGTTTTTTAATCTGCAACTTTAATTTATTCTCTCTAATAAAGTTATTGTATATTAGATGAGAGAAAACTATGAAACCCATTATAACAGGATATGACCAGTTTGTCAAGCACAAATATTTACTAAACAAATAAAAGCTTGACAAGATGATAAAAGTATTGTATAGTATAAACGGCACAAGTGACATGAGTATACCTAATCTAGGTATCAATAGTATAAACAAAGCCATACCTATAATCATTACAGCAAATTCTACATACAATACCCAATCAGGTCTAGTTATAAACTTACCTGACAACAAAGTTTCTGTTGACAATGCCATTATCTCGTGTGTATTTTTAAGACCATTTGGTGTGAGAACAAAAGTAGAACCTTTAAATGTAGTACCTATGAATACTATCTTACCTTTCATAGAAGACCAGTCCTTATCTGCATAATCTATTCTAGGTACTTGATGTCTAAAATCAATCCATATGTCGTCTTGATCTGGCACAGGAAACTTTATGACCTTCATTATAACACTTGGCACAGATTTGTCAAGCGGTAATTTTCTTATTGTGCCATCAACATCAATAGGTACTTCTACATTACCTATTGCAAGTGCTTTTCTTTCTATACTTTTTAGATTTTTAGCTTGACTTGTTTCTGTAAGTATGATAGGGTATTTACTTATCATCTTTAAAAACATCTCGTCACCACCAAGTCTATCTTTGTGAACAAATACTACATTTAGAAAGACTAGAGCGGCACCGTTCTTATATGCGTTGATGATTGTACGACCTAGTTTATCTCTTTTCCACGGCCATTGACCTTCTTTATCTAATGCCTTGTCTGATATATCTAACATTACAAGACTTTTAGACTTGTAGTTATTACCATACTTCTGGTATAGATCAAATGTTTTTAATTGTAGGGTTTGTAGGGGCAAGGGATTATATACCTTCAATCCTAATAATATAACCACACTCACAACCACGGCCCATGTGGATGTAAATTTATTCATATAACTATTTAGTCTGTTTGTATGATAGTGATATTACTTTGATCGGCACTATTACCTACATCAAGGTGTTGTGCCTCATTATCTTGTAATATTTGTATGTCTGCTTCTTTTGCTGTTTCAGTTTTTACATATGCTGTATGATTATCGTTTGTTCTATTTAAAATAGAGTAATCACCACTTGTAGTTAAGCCAGCGTCGTGGTCATTGTTTAATGTTGATACTCTACCTGTAGCAGTTGCTGAAGATGAAGCACCTGTTAATGTATCTGCTGTTGTTAAGGTTTGAGTCACATCTCCTGTTGAATAGTTAAGAGTTTCACCACTAGCAGTTACCTGTGTTTCATTACCCTCGTTATCAACATATTCAGTACCACAAGATTGATTAGCAATGTCAAAATAATATCCGTATTTTAAACATTCTTCTTCATTATAACTTGCCAATAGTATTTCTAATTCTGCGTCTATGTCGTAATCATCTTCGTAAGCATATTCATCTTCCCAATTAGTTTCATCTGTTTCATTGTTGTAATCGTAACCTGTGTACCACCAGTCATAGGCAGCGTCATAGTAAGTATTGTAATCGTTGTAATCCCAATCAGTTATATACTTGTCTTTTAAGTCTTTCATCTTCCAAG